GTTTAGTATAAAAAAATTACTTGTTTAAGGACAAGTGTTGTAATCTCTTACTTATTCTCTGAGAGTTTGGTTGCTAACTCTGTGGCAGTTCTGTAAATATAATTAAAAAAATCAAAAAGAAACAACTCGCTAGGGGTAATACTCGTTACCATATAAAAGGTCTTTCGTGTTCTGGATCTTTTTATGATTATTAAAAATCGAGTGGTAGGGGGTAATACCCTTACCCCTTTTTTTAAAAAAAAATGAAACTGAACGGCTACGATATATATTTTGTACCCCACCCCTTCTTCCGATGGGTAGTTCATCCCACAGGGCAAGAGCCGAATTGTAAAAATACGGTTTACTTCGAGGAGAAGAATGAGGCTAAAGAATGGGCACGAAACAATAATATTTTCAAATAAAACACTCTACTCCACCTAACAAGGGTTGCTACTTGTTATTTTTTAGGTTTGGTTTTCTCTCAAAGCCCCGCCCTAACAAGGGTTGGGCTTTTCCCGTATACAGCATATGGGCCGAAACAGTTTAGCAGGGAAGAGTAATGGGAAAAGTAAGAGTGCTAAATACTACGCCAAAAACCCCAAGGCGAGAAAAAAGAAAACAGAATACAACAAGAAATACAACGCTACGCCCTCCCAAAAAAAGTACCGATCGCAACTTAACGCCTTCAATCGTAAAAAAGGCACTTACGGCAATGGCGATGGCTTAGATGCAAGTCATAAAGGCGGCAAGATAACACGCCTAGAAAAAGCATCATCTAACAGAGCAAGAAATAAGAAAGGTAGTTTAAAACCAAAAAAAAAGAAGTGATGTCAAGAATATTTAAAAACAAAAACGCCATCTCTGCCATTAAGATGTTGAAGGATTCGAATGGTAGGACAATGATGGAAAAGGTCACGCATCCGACAAGAGATGATAAGGTGACAATGAAGAACAGAGAGTGGATACGTCAAAGACAGAGAAGATTAGGTATTAACACATACAAAAACTAATAATGGCAGCATACGGAAAAGGCCCAGGTGGCCGGAAGAAGAAAGGCGGGGCGACAGGACAAAGCAAAGGTGAGTTTAAAAAGAAGTCGGTGAAGAAAACGGTAAGTAAGCCTACCCCAACACCAAGAGCAAAGTATAATAATAACAGAACATTTGCAACTTTAAAACCTACCACTAAGGCTGGTAAAAAAGTCATGAAGGACGCGGCTAAAGCGACTAAAGCAAAGAGAAAAGCTGTCAAAGCCGCAACAGATCTAGGCATGAAAAAAGGTGATTACACCAAATCAGATATGCGTACTCTAGCAAAAAGTAGAGGACAAAAAGCCAAAGCAGGTGCTAAGGCGTACAAGGCAATTAAAAAGGCTGGAGGAGAAAAGAAAGAGCTGAAGCACAAGATGAAAAAGAAGTACGGAGCTAGAAGAAAGTAATATGCCTTTCAAGTCAGAGAAACAAAGAAGATACCTCTATGCAAACAACCCTGAGATTGCAAAGAGGTGGAGTAAGAAATATGGATCGAAAGTAGTGGGAAAGAAGAAGCCCACTACCAAGAAATCCACTAGAAAGAAAAGATAGAAGGAAACGAGCGTAGGAAATGATTTTTAAGATAGATCTTGATCGCAAGATTCGGGATATTAATAAGGGTATAGATACTATACCTGCCTTCAAAGCCTTGAAAGATAAAGGCATGAAATATATCGTATTAATGTACGACTACGAATCCCCCTATTCTCGCTTACCAATAGAAATACGAAAAAGCCAGGTATTAACCGCATTAGGTTATGTCAACAAAGACACTGTGCGTAAATTTTTTGCTGATCAAAGAGATGAGCTTCCAGAGGCTATAGAGCGATACAAAAAACTGCAATACTGTCCAAAGCACGAAAATCTAATTTCAGTAAAAAGGCAAATGGCAGAATTTGACCGCTTCCTTCGCAAGGAAAATAAGGACAGTAAAGAAATGTCTTTAGCTAAGGATATTGTAAAGAGTTTGCCAGACCTCATCAGAAACATGCAAGAGATTGAGGAATTGGTGGGTTATCGAGAAAGTATTGAGGAAGAGGAGAAGATTGAGCGCACCACCTTAGAGGAATATATGGAGGGACAGCAGACAATAAAAAGGTAATGGATTTTTCGGTAAAGAAGTGGAAATATGAATACATTGAACTTCCCGAAATTCATGGAGAAGAAGACATACAGAAGTATGTTAAAGCGGCTAAACAATATTTTCCTAGAAACAAAACCTCTCATAAGCGCGAAGACCCTCCCCCATTTGTCAATCCAGTAGTACAAAAGAACTGGGAGATCGAAGAGATCAGAAGATGCATCCATGGACACAATGGCTTACCCGGCAAATTTTATTTTTATTTCAATTATTGCTGGATAAAGAACATTCAAGGCGGCTTCATACGGCCAGAATTCAGAGTTGGTGATGTAATATGGTTTCATTTGGTAGAGTCGTGCATATACGGCAACTACAACCAAGAGAATGGTATTATATGCGTGAAGCGTCGTAGGGGCGGCTTCTCCTGGAAGCAGGCTTGTGACACCGTGCATGATTGCTTGTTTAAAGTAGGTGCGGAAGTTGGCATGACATCCAAAGGCGAAAAAGACGCTGATGACCTTTTCAAGAAATGTCACCAAATATATGAACGCCTACCCAACTTCCTAAAACACCCAATCAGTAGTAAAACTAAAGATACTTTAATATTTGCCAGAAAAGGTAAAGACGAGTTAGGATCGCTTCACCTAAAGGGCAATCAATCTAAGCTTTTTGCCAAAGCACCAACCGATTCTGCTTTTGAAGGATTGATGCTCGGAAAGTTTGTAATCGACGAAATAGGCAAGATACGAAATGCTAAGACAATATACAACATGACTGAGCCTGCATTGTATCAAGAAACTGTTCGTATGGGTATTCCAATCCTATTTGGTACAGCAGGAGAGCAGACAAAGGATGGTATCGCCCAACGGGAGTTTTGGTACAAGAACGAAGCCTATAGATTGCAGCGGTTCTTCTTCCCTGGATGGGCTGGGTTATTTGTTGATAAGCAAGGTAATGATCAAATAGAGAAAGCGGTACGATGGATATTAGAGGAGCGCAAGAAGCGTATGGAGCTAGGGCCAAAGGAATATTATGACTTTGTGCAGCAGTATCCATTATTTGCCAAGGAAGCATTTTTAACTGGAGGATTAACTGGAATAGGCAACACCAAGAACATTCAGGAGCAAATGTACCAATTAGAACTTAATCCACCGCGAAGGGTGTTTGGAAAGTTTAGATGGGGGGTTGGCGATGAGCCAGAGGTAGTATTTGAAGCTAACGATGTATACAATCAAAGTGGAATGGCGTGTGTCTACGAACACCCCTCCCCTGACCTAAAGTATGGTGCTGGCTGTGATCCTGCCGATCACGACCATGTGCAGGAAAGGCACTCTGAATTGTCTTTATATATCATGAAAAAACAAAGAGGCGGCAATCCTCCACAGATTGTGTTTTCCATGACATTCCGACCTATGTTGATTAATGAATATTATGAGCAAGCTATCATGGCTGCAATATATTACAATAAAGTACAAATGCTCATAGAAAACAACCGGAATGGAATGATCAAATACTTCGAATATCACGGATATATAGAACTGTTGAAGCCAGAGCCAAAACAGAAGAATCAATATTATCGTACAGTAACAAAGAGGATCGGTATACGTAAAGGCGTGGCCTCAACCCAAGAAATGGAGAGATGTATTAATGAGTATACCGACGAGTTTTGCGATCTAATCCCTGAAATGGAACTCCTAGAGGAATTTCTGGTCTATGGGATGGAAAACACTGACAGGGTTATTGCTTTCGGATGGTGTCTTGTCTCCTTAGAGGATGACTACAATACCTATGAACATGAAAAGAAAATCCACAAAGCCGTCCCAACCTTTAGGTATAAGAGACGGAGTGATGGACAGATAGTTAGAGTGAAGCGAAACAATGAGTAGATTTTCTGATATATTCCCAGACCTAAACATTCCAGAATATAAAAAAGATGAAGACTGGCACAAGCGATGGGTGAAAAGCATTTTTGAGAATGCAGTAGATGCCCGATACGGCCTTGCCTATCAAATGATGCAAGAGAACTACAATTTCTATGACGGCATCCAAGCTAGTGAGGAGTATAATTTTTTACAGACAAGCGAAAGCGGAGACACTTTACCCGCAATATGGATCAACTACAATCAAATACGAAACAAGGTTGATGTATTACTAGGAGAACTTACCGCCAGAGGTTTTGGCATACGCGTACGGGCGCAGAACAAAGAATCAGAATCTAAGAGGCTAGATAAGAAATTCGAGATGCTTACCCAGATGCGGTTAAAAGACATCTACGAAGAGATGGAGGACAGCTACGGTATACCGGTAATGCCTCCGGGACATGAACGATTACCTGACGATTTAGAAGAGTTGGAAGATTACCTGACATCTACCTATAAGGACGAATGTGAAAGGGTAATGGAAAACGCTTTACGCTACTTAGTAAAAAAATACGAGTGGGATTATCTAAGGATTAGGTTATGTCAAGACCTGATCATACCCGCTAGGTGTTTCTGTAAAATGAGTATCGAGGAAGGACTACCTAAGTATAATCTCGTAGATCCTCGGTTTATGGTGTTTGATGTTTCGGCGAAGGATGACTTTTTACGGGACTCTGCCTATTTTGGAGAAATTAGGTATATGCCGTTATCTGAGGCAGTTCAACTCTACAACCTTACCAAGAAAGAAGTTGAGACAGTTAAAAGAGCATCGGGAATCTCCTCACAATTCAACACCTTTCTTTTTAATCTACAAGGTTCTTACCTTAACTCCACCTCTAATATAGCCTACCTTACCGGCACCGCCGACTCATTAAAGGTATTGGTATTAGAAGCTGAATGGCAAGATTGGAAGACAGTAAAGCGAAAAAAATCAACAGACAAATTCGGTATTACACATTACAAGAAAGTTAAGCCGAATGCCAAAGGAAAAGACATTGTATCAAAGAAGGTAAAGATCTGGAGGAAGGGTACACTGATCGGAGGGGAAATTATGCGAGATTACGGGGTGATGGAAAACATGGTGCGTAGTGTAGATGATATTTACGACACAAAATCATCCTATGTATCCCTTTGCCAGAACTGGGTGAACTATCAGTCAGTGTCAAAAGTGCAGCAACTTAAAGGTCTGCAAAAGTTTAAGAACATCGCCCTTTACAACCTCCAGCTTCAAATGAACCGCGCCGGTGGAAAAGGATTTATGTACGACATCTCTATGATTCCAGACGGGTGGAACCTTGAGGAAGTGCTGTACTATCTAAAGACGGCTGGAGTGGGCGTGTATAATAGTAAACAAGATGGTGGTATTCAATCACCTTCAGGAGCGTTTGCAGAATTTGACATGACCATTAGCCAATCGATTAACCAATATTTGATGATATCCCAAATGTTGGATCGAGAGATGGATGTGATATCTGGAATTAATGAAGCTAGACAAGGTGTAATACAGAACGCCTCTCAAGCAGTTGGCGTTACTCAAGCCGCAATACAATCTCTAAATACAAATACAGCAACTTTATTTGAAGCGTTTAGAA